GGCTATAATTCCTATGAGGGAGGAACTTCGTCTGTTTGTGTAGGAATATCCCAAGAGTCTCATATTTCATCTTGTTTAACTTTAGGAAACTCGGCGTCCCAGGTACTAATATATGGGGCTAATTTTCTTATCTGTGATTCAGCTACCTTATCAGGGATTGAAAAGATAACTAATGGCACTTTTACTGGAAGTGCTACGGGTTGGATACTAGGAACAGGTTGGTCTTATTCATCTAATACTATAGTTGCTAGTGCTGGGTCTCTTAGTATTTTATACCAAACTGCAGCCGGAATGGTTACTCCTTTAGTAGTTGGAGAGATATATAAGATATCTTTGGATATAACGAATTTTACAGCTGGCGCTATAACTATCTCTGTTGGTGGAGTTACTTTTGCTTCTATAACTTCTGTGATGTTTGAGGATTGGCAGTTTACTACATGGAGTCAAGTATTTCTTGCGACTACTGCCGCAAAGAATATAAATATAGAAAAGAGTGCCGCCACTGTATGTACAATCGACAACGTCTCTATTCAGAAAGTAACTGGTGGCACCACTTATTTTACTGGAGAAATCAAGAGTCATGCTCATATTAATATAGTAGAGGATAGTCAAAAAATACAATTAGGAGTAGCTCAAGACTTACAAATCTATCATAATGGTACAGATTCTTATATAGACAATCGAACAGGCAAATTGATTCTAAATGCTCCTACAACGGTGGAATTGGGTAGCGGCGTATATCTTGCTTTACAGACTTCTGTCTATGACGATCTACAATTTGCTGTCTCTGCTGCTAAAGTTCCAGCAGCTAACTATCCTAACTGGGAGACATTTACAACCAATACTGCAGAATACGCTTTCGACGTAAATGAGTACATAGACTGCCCGGCAAATGAATTGCCTCATTGGTGGAAGGAAGGAACGGCTGGTCATGTCCATTTACATCTTACAATAAAAGGCAACTCTAGTTCTACGGCACTTAACTATATGAAGTTTCAGGTTATTTTGGCTTTAGTGGATGCTGCTGAAAATGCTGTATGGTCGGAGCAGAGTTTATCAGCAGAATACACCATACCTAAAAATTCTCCCTCCCTGACATGTTTTTATTTAGATATGGGAAATCTTACACTTACAAATTACTTGGTAGGAACTCAGATCAAAGCTAGGATAAAAAGGATAGCTGCCACAGGTGGGACGGAATTCGCAAATTCTGTATTTATAACTCAACTAGGTATACACCTAGAAAAAAACTCTTTAGGAAGTACAGCAGAAACAACTAAATAGGGAGAGTAACTATGCAGGTAATCACAAAGGCAAGTAACACAGAGATAAAAATCACAACTATTACAGAAGACGAAGTTGTAGTTTCTTATAATCAACTCTTAACTGAACAGAAAATAGCTGAACGTAGATTGGCAGCAGCACAATTAACATTAGATATTATCACTGCAAGAATAGCAGAGGCGGTTAAGTTAGGTATTAAATAGGAGAGTAAAAGATGGACGAGTCTAAAATAGTTAGTACTGAGAATAAGCTTGAATTAGCTAAGCAAACGCTATTAGCTGATTTTAAAGCAAAGAAAGAATTGTTTATGGAGGACTATAAACAACTTACTATTAAGCATGGAATGGAACTAACAACAAGTATTGTCTGGGATATATCTATGCTTAGGGTTATCCAGAAATGAAGACTAAAGTAACTATATCTAGATATTGGCATGAACCTCTGATCAGAACAGCAATCACTCTGGAAGAGATCGAGATCTCCATGGACCTTGAGGACTTTGTCAAGGCCCTTAAGGTAGAGCTAGGAGGTATCTGGAAGGTTGTCAGACAATCTAGTTTCGAGAAACTTCTTGATGAGAAGATAGCATTAATCCTAGAAAGAGTTAAAGAAGAATCAGCAAAGGTTATCTAGTGGAAGCAGAATTTAAATATCCTAAGGACCCACAAAAGAATCTCGCCTGGAGATATGAGTTGCTTCGAAGGGCTAGATCTGATATGGGTTTCAGGAAAGTGATCACTGAGCTTTTCCATAGAGATGTACTCTTTGCATTTAATGCTTTCTACTATACCCTGGATGTAAGGAAACGTCCTTTCCAGCACCAGCCTTTTTGTACTTGGGAATATCAGGACGAGGATATAGCAGGATTAACTGAGTCTATTCAGCTTGGCCGAGACGAGGTCTGGGAAAAATCTCGTGACATGGGAGCTACCTGGATGATTCTAGGAGTCTTCCTGCACTTTTGGCTCAGCCCTCAGGGTGGCGCAGACTTTCTTCTGGGTTCTCGTGTCGAAGACTATGTAGACAGAAAAGGTGATATGAGAGCATTGTTTCCAAAACTCAGATACATCCTTTATCGTCTACCTGCTTGGCTTAGGCCAGCAAGATTGAATACCAGGAAGCATGATACTTATTCTAAGTTAGAGAATCCTGAAACTGGAAGCGTGATAATCGGAGAGAGTAATAATGCTAACTTCTCTACAGGTGGTAGATTCTTAGCAATTCTCTATGACGAGTTTGCTAAGTGGGAGAGTACCGATGTACAAGCCTGGACAGCAGGAGGAGATGCGACTCGAACAAGAGTTGCTAACAGCACTCCTTTTGGAGCTGGAGGACAGTATTTCAAACTTGTCACAGATGGTAGAACTCTTAAACGGAGCTTACCTTGGACAAGACATCCTGAGAAGTCATCCCAACTTAGCTGTCTATGGCCAGCTCCCAACGAGAATGACAAGGAACGACTTGGAGAGCTTTGGAAACCTAGCGAAGAACTGCATAGTCCCTGGTACGACGAGCAGATTAAAAGAAGAACTCCGAGGGAGATTGCACAAGAGTTAGATATGGATTATCTTGGTTCAGGTTCTCCTGCTTTTGATGGCAAAGCCTGGGGAAGTTTGCAGCTTTACAAGAACCTTCCAGATAAACCGTTGCTTTGGGGATTCGTAGATATACCTTTAAAGAAGCTGATTGTTAAAGGTAATGCTCCAGCAGAGCCAGAAGGCTACCTAGTTATATACAGCATGTATAATCAGGAACATCAGTATGCTATCGGGGTAGATGTGGTTGAGGGTGTAGAGGATGGAGACTTTGCCGTTGTTACAGTTTATAACAGGAATAAGCATTCTGTTGATGCTGTATATTATTCTAGAATAGATGAAGTGCTTCTGGCTAATGTAGTAGAGATCATAACTGATTTCTATTCTCCTGAGACTAAGAAAACCTATCTGGCTCCTTGGGTAGGAATAGAGACTACAGGTCCAGGGCTAAGTACATTTAACTATGCTGCAGATATGGGTATAGCTAACCTCTTCATGGCTCAAAGATATGATGTATCTAAAGGAGAAGTAAGCTATCGCAAGGGTTGGAGAACAGATAGAGTATCTAGGAATGCACTGATCAGTGGAATAAAATCCTGGTTGATAGATGCTATAGGAGAATTGAATTCTCATAGATTAGTTGGAGAGCTCATGACCTTTGTGCTCTCGGCAACTGGTAAGGCTCAAGCTAAAGCTGGCTGTCACGATGATATGGTTATAAGCTTTGGCATTGCGCTGCAACTAGACGAGCTTTGTCCTCTGATGAAGAAAGAAGAGATCAAGAAAACTCTTCGAAGTCCACAGGATTTTACCAGGTTATCAGAGTTCACCAAGGTCGAAGAACCAAAAAATCTCGATGAGAGATGCATTCTAGATCTGCTTGGCAAAAAGATATACAAGGATGACTCAGATTATCTACCCAGTTCCTGGATAGATTTTGCTTTGGAGGATTGATCATGGCAGAAGAAGGATTCGGCTGGGCTCAAGGAATGATGGATTTTTATGAGAGGGAAAACAAGAAAGCTCCTATGGGTATGTTCGGCGAGACCTTGCGTTCTATAGCAGAAGCTATTACAACCATACCTATATCTATGATAGAATCCAGTCTTACTAATAAAGCTCCTGCCTTGGAAGGTGTAGGTTCTTATGAAGATATGCAGAAATGGATGGGTAATCCTGAAAACGCAAAGGTCTATGAGGAATGGGTCTCTGGTATAATCCCAGAAACTGGAGCAATGCTTAAGAGTGTAGGCCTAAAGCAGTTTGCCAAAAGCGCGGCAGCTGCAGGAAGCAAACTTGCAGGACCAGAAAGAGAGATGTTTTTGGCTAAGGCTCAGTCAATATATAAAATGCTAGATAAGCAAGTAACCCAGGCTGAGTTTGATTGGATAGAGAGTATTAAGCATAAACCTCTTCCTGAAGGACGAAGAGGGCAGTTTCATCATACAGAGAAACTGATAGATTTAGACGTAAACCAGGCGCTCGACCCTTTCTCCGCTCGTAAGACAGCAGCTCATGAGTTTATTCATGCAGGTCAGTACGCGGGTACGAATCCTATAGCTGATGAACTGGTCAACTACAAATATGATATTGACGATAATTTGATAGGTGCTTTAAAAGCTGGGGAAGAGCGTGGTCTTAACAGAGAACAAAGACTAAGTTCTTTTGATTTTCTCAGAAGGTCTGCTTATTTTCGTCATGATCCAACAGAGGCTATGGCAAGAAGTGCTTCTGACGAAATAGCAACCCACGGATTGCCACTAAGAGTTGTCTTTGATGAATACTTAGAAGCTTTTGGGAAAAAGCATAAAGCATTCGCTGAGGCTACTCCAAAGAACGCAGCGACAGAGCTGCTAGGTCCAGAGTTTGAAAAACTTTTTCAAGAAGAATATATAGATAGACTGATTAAAAAATACCGAATAAAAGGAGAGTAATCATGAGTTTCAGAAAAGAGGTATTAACAGCGCTAAATAAATTACTTGTTGCCCAGGAACAAATTCTTTACTATCAATCTGTGATTGACACTCAGAGGGAGATTATCTCTAATCTCCAATCACAACTTAACAAGACTCTTGATCGGCTTATGAGCAGAAATTTTCAGGAACTTTCTGTTTATACTCCGTATCCTTCAGATATTCCTTCTTCGGAACTTCCAGACCTGGAGCATCTGATAGGCACAGTAGGCGCAGAGCCGTCTGTTAAGCCACCTTCGAGGGCAGATTTGTTTGAATAACCCTAAAGTTTTTCAACTATTGAAAAGGTTGGAGCGGGGATGATATGGCTGTAATTATAAAAGGAAGAGGAGGCAGACAGCCTGATACTGGCTGGGCAGAGCTCAAGGATCTGTATGATCTAGGTATGGAGCTCCGGAGACCCTTCGAGCAACAATGGATTATAAATCTGGGATTTCTGGCTGGCAAGCAATATACGTTTTATAATCTTACTGCTCAGACTTTGCAGCAAGTAGCTGCTAGGAAGGGTAGGTTAAGGATTATAGATAATAAGATTCTGCCGAGATATAGAAAGCAAGTTTCTCGGTTAATAAGAAACCGACCTATCATGACTTGCGTACCAAGCAGTAATGATGATGAGGATATAGAAAGTGCAAGGATAGGCACGAAGGTACTGAAAAGTTTTTGGAAAGTTGACCAGATGCAGAAGAAGATGCGGGTGCTGGCTGGATGGATATACTCCTGCGGAAATGCTTTTCTGGATGATAGGTGGAATCCTAAGAAAGGGCCGGTGAAGGTAGATCCGGTATCTATGAAGGTAGTTTATCAAGGCGATGCTACCTGTGGTGTTTGGTCTCCGTTTGAGATTGTTGTTCCAGCTTATGGGTTGAACGATGGAGATATTCATAGCCTGCCCTGGATGATTAAGGCCAAGATTAGGCCGCTGGAATACTATCCTAAGTATTATGGAAAGAAGGGAAAAGAGGTAAGATCTGAGGATGTTAATGTAGTTAATCTCATGGGATTGACTAATACGTTTAGCAATAGGGGACAAGGGAAGATTGAAAGTGCTATTGAAATGCAGTTGTACATTCAGCCCAACGAGAAGTATCCTAAGGGATTGTATAGGTGTGGAGCCAATGGTGTGATTCTGGAAGAAAAGGATTATCCCTTTGATTTTTATCATATGGAGCAGTTTAAAGATATCGAGATTCCGGGAATATTCTGGGGTATGGCTACAGCTGAACCAGCGATTTGGCTGCAGAAAATGTGGAATAGTACTGTTAGTGATATAGCTGAGTTTCACAGAACAATGGGTAGAGGAAAGTGGTTAATTCCCAGAGGTTCTAACTTACAGCAAGCTCCAAATGATTCTTTCGGCCAGATGCTGGAATATACTCCGCAGCTAGGGATTAAACCTGAGCATGTTACTATTAAGGCTTTACCTACTTCATATCAGCAAATGCTTCAGTATCTCTCTAGTGCTTTTATGGAGTTGTATTATCAACACGAGGTTACCTCAGGAACGAATAGAAGTGACATCAGAAGTGCTGAGATGGTACAGGTACTGCTCGAGCAAGATGACTATGGAAATATTCCTACTCACGCCGTGTTTGAAGAAGGTCTTGAAGCTTCTATGGGAAGAGTTCTTAAGAGAATTCAGAAAGGATACTCTGACGAGAGAATGCTACAGATCTCAGGAAGTGGTGAAGAGTATGAGGTTATTAGTTTCAAGGGAGCGGATCTTAGGAACAACACTGATGTGAATGTGAAGAAGGAGAGCTCGCTTCCAGATAGCAGGACTGCCAGACAGGGTCAGGTTATGGAGAGATATCAAGGAGGATTATATGGTAATCCTGCCGATCCTAATACTCAGAGAACTGTACAGAAGATGCTTGATGATGCTGTGGTCGAGAATATCTATAGTGATACTTATCGGGATGAGCAGATAGCTAAGAAAGAGAACGAGAGTATGTTTGCTCAACCTCAGAAACAGATAAGGATAAATGACTATGATAATCATGCTGCACACATGCAGGTACACTCACTGGCAAGAAAGAACTCAGAACATCAGAAGAGAAAGCTTTCAGGGAATAGGCAGGAGATAGAACAGTTCCTGCTCGTTGAAATGGCATTTGTAGTTCACTGCGCTCAACATCAACAGATGCTTGAGGTAGCAAGAAAGAGAATGATGCAAGAAGCTATGATGGCTAAAGGAGGAATAAGATAATGTTAGAAGCCGAGGAGAGTATGGTAGAAGAGATAGAAGAACCGGAAGAGACGGAAGAGGCAAGACCTGAACTCAGCGATCTTCAGCAAGAATGGAATAACTTCGTCTCGTGTTTTGTAAAAGCTGAGGAGATCTGGGAGACCAAGCTCAAAGATGTACTATCTTCTAAGATAGCTATAGATGGACAAGGTATTCCTAAGATCTATGCTTCTTATAGATTGTCTAAGTTTATTCATCTGCTTCCCAGGATTGTAATGTACGCCCGAGGAGTAGGTGGGATTAAAGAACTATTTACAAAAATATAAAGGAGAGTTAAGATGGCAGTAGAAATTAAGAATGGTGGTCAAGAAGGTGCGGCTAACGCAGCAGGAGATCCTGGAGCAGGAACTCCCGCAGCAGGAATAACCATCGGAGATAAGACTTTCACAGCTCAGG